ACAGATTACAGATTATCCCTTGTATTTGATTGGTAGTGATAAGATACGAGGTCTTGCAAGTGCAAACAGTGCTGTGAATATAACAGTATCCCTAGAGGAGTTTTTTCAGACTTCTCTATAATTTAGCCCAAAGGAGAAACAAATGGCTATCACAACCGCAATGTGTAATAGCTTTAAGACAGAACTACTAGGTGGTCTGCATGATTTAGATACAGACTCACTTAAAATTGCTCTTATTAAAGCATCGCCTTCAGGTACATACAATGCTAGTACAACCAATTACTCTGACGTAACAGGCAATTCCGACGAAGCAAGCGGTACAAACTATACTGCAGGGGGTCAGGTACTTGATGGTGCAGCTATTTCACTTGATGGTTCTACTGCTATTGTTGATTTTACCGATGAAGTTTTCACTGACGTAACTGTTTCTGCAGATGGATGTATCATCTACAATACAGCAAACAGTAACTCTGCTATTGCTGTCATTGATTTTGGTGGTACTGTTTCTGCTACTGCAGGTGATTTAACAATTGAATTTCCCGCTGCTGACGCAAGTAACGCTGTAATACGTATTGCTTAAGGAGTAGGCTGTGGCGATCATAGCACAGTCAGCACGATACGGTTCAGGTCTATACGGAACATCTGAATATGGCGTAGTCAACCTTACTGCTAGTATTAGTGGTGTTTCTGCTACAGGTACTATTGCTCCTGTAGTTGCAGGTGGCTTCGAGATTGATATTAGTGAAGTTATATCTGCAGGTGTTAGTGCTACAGGCTCAGTAGGAACTTTAAATGTATTTATTAAAGTATCTGTTGTAGGTGTATCGGCTACAGGTACAATTAATACTGTAAAAGAGAATATCAATACTCCAATAACAGGAGTTAGTGCTACAGGTTCTGTAAACACTGTAGAAGAAAAGCCTACAGAAGCATTAGATAGCGTAAGTGCTACAGGTTCTGTAAATACTGTAACTGTTAACCTTGTAGAAAAATTAGTAAGCGTATCTGCAACAGGCACAATAGGCACACTTGCTATCAGTAATACAGTTACCCTCACAGGCGTAAGTGCTACAGGTTCTGTAAACACTGTAGAAGACAAACCAACTGAAGTATTAGGTAGCGTTAGTGCTACAGGAAGTATTGGTACTCTCGCCTTCAGTAACGCATTTACTATTACAGGAGTAATCGGAACATTCTCAGTAGGTACACTAACAACAACAGGTGTAATTACTGTATTTACTGCGTCAGCTTTTGACAGAAGACACGTTGTTACTGTTCTACCTAAACAAACAAGTTCGCAAAGAGTTGTAAACATTGTGACAGAGCAAATGAGTTCACACAGAACTGTTACTGTTCTACCATCACAAACAACTTCTCAAAGAAGAAAGGCAGCCTAATGTCTCTTAAATGGCCCGACAAAGATCCTGATGAGCAATTGGACTACTCTGTTGATTGGGGTCCTGCTTTAGATACAGATACCATCTCATCATTAGTATGGAAAATCTACGATGCAGATGGAGTACTACAGACTTGGTCAGACAGCCAAATTGTAAATGGTTTGCAACTTGTTAGTCGTACCAACACAGATACCGTTGCCACAATATACTTAGGAAGTGGCACTGCTTTTACAACGTATAAAATAGTGTGTCGTATGACTGCCAGTGACGCAACTATCCGTGAACAAGAAGTTCGCATAAGAGTCGTGGAGAAAAACTAATGGCTTATAACTACCTTTCTCTAACAAATGAAATCTGCAGACGACTTAATGAGACAGAATTAACATCAAGTAATTTTGCAACAGCAACTGGTTTTTACGCCCAAGTAAAGGATGCGATTAATTCTGCAATTCGTGACATCAACCAAAAACATTTTAGTTGGCCCTTCAATCACAACACAGATGACATAACTCTTACTGCAGGTGAGCTAAGATACCCTTTACCAGAGAACGCAAAGTACACAGACTTTGATACTGTCCGTATCTTACGTAACGCTTCACTAGGTCTTAATGAAGCACGAAGATTAAAGCAATTAAGTTACGACGAGTACATAGATAAATATATAGACCAAGAAGGTGAAACTGACGCCACAAAGGGAACAGTACCTGAATACATCGTTCGCTCACAAGATGGCGATATTATTGTAGCACCAATGCCAAACAAAGCTTACACAATTGAATATGAATTCTTTATGTTTCCTGCAGATTTAGAAACATATGACGATGTACCAACTATACCCTTCAGATTCAAACATGTTATTGTTGATGGTGCAATGTACCACTCGTACATGTTTAGAGATAATCTTGAGTCGGCTACCATCTCTGCTCGTAAGTTTGAAGATGGATTGAAGCAAATGAGAACTTTGCTTGTTAATGAAAACGTATACGCAAGGGCTGTTTAATGCCTGATAGGTGGCAAACACATTCATTTGAATTTAAAGGTGGCTTGATAACAAACCTTTCCCCTTATCAGCAGGGGTTTCAAGCTCCCGGATCAGCAAGAATACTGCGTAATTTTGAACCATCTATCTTTGGTGGATACAGAAGAGTAGAAGGATTCTCTAAGTTCGATACAAACGCTGTAACGAATACAGGTGTTATTAGAGGTGTGTACTATTACAGTAACGAAGTGTATGCCGTACGAGGAGATGACTTATTCAAGTCTAGTGGTTCAGGATGGACACAAGTAAGTGACAACGCAACCTACAGTAGTGGGGGTGTTACAGTTGGTGGTACAGGTAAGGTACGTTTTGTAAAGTACGACTTTGATGGTACAGAAAAGCTTATGCTCGTTGACGGCACAGGTAAACCATTCAGATTTGATGGAACTACATTTGAACAACTGTCTTCATTACCCTCCGATACATCAGGTTCTAAGTTTGTAATCAATTTTAAGAACCACATCTTTCTTGGAAATGGTAAAAACCTTGTTTTTTCTGCTCCTTATGCAGATACGGACTTTACAAGTGCGAGTGGCGGTGGTATAATAAACGTAGCGGATGCGATCACAGGGTTGATTGTCTTTCGTGATCAACTCATTGTATTTAGTGAAAATAGCATTAATGTAGTTGCAGGAAGTAGTGTAGGTGATTTTCAACTAAAACCAGTTTCTCGTGATTTAGGTTGTATTGCAGAAGATACTATACAAGAAATTGGTGGAGATGTTATATTTTTAGGACCTGATGGTCTGAGACTTTTTTCTGCTACTGATAGATTTGGTGATTTTAGTCTTGCTACCGTATCAAAGCCAGTACAAGATGAAATATTAGATTTGATTACGAGTAGTCCAAATGGTTTTTCTAGTACAGTTATTCGTGAGAAAAGTCAATACAGATTATTTGGTTACAACACTGGTTACACTAATGCTTCGGCTAAAGGGATTGCGGCCACTCAATTACAAGATGGTATATCATTTAATGATTTACGTGGGGTAAATGCTTACGTCGTACACAGTGAATATGTAGATCGTACTGAGCTTATCTATTTTGGTGCAAGTGACGGTTACATTTACAGAATGGAAGATGGCAATAGTTTTGATGGAGAAAAGATACAAGGTACATTTGCTACCCCTTACATACCTCTAGGTGATCCTACTGTTCGTAAAACTATATACAAAGGTATAACATATTTAGATGTAAACGGAGAGGTAGACATTAGATACTCTCTTAAATTTGACTTTGACCAACAGAATGTTATTCAACCAGATTCACTACTTTTTTCAAACCTTGCAGCTTCATCTATATCATATGGTGCTGGGGTTTATGGAACATCCTCATACGGGGGTAAACAAAAGGCAATCTACGAATTGCAAACAATAGGTTCAGGTTTTACAGTGTCTATTCTGTATGAGACTATAGGAGATACAATAGACGCTGTATTTACTATTGATGCTGCAACTTTGCAGTACACTACTAACGCTAGGAGATAAGAAATGGGAACAGGCTACACAAGGAATGACACGCCTAACAACATAGCTGATGGTAACGTAATCAATGCGTCAGACCTTGATGGAGAGTTTGATGCGGTACAAGCTGCGTTTAACGGTTCAACTGGACACTCACACGATGGTACGACAGGTGAAGGACCACAGATTGCTGCAGGAGGTATAGCAAGTGATGCTGTTACAACTGCAAAGATATTAGATGGTAATGTTACTAGTGCAAAGTTAGATACAAACATAGCTATATCAGGTACTTTAGGTGTAACAGGTGTTTTATCAGGCACATCTCTTGATATCTCAGGAGACATAGATGTAGATGGAACAACTAATCTTGACGTAGTTGATATTGATGGAACATTAAATGTAGCTGGTGAAACAACACTACAAACACACCTTAACATGGGTGACAATGATATCATTAAGTTAGGTGACAGTGCTGACTTGCAGATTTACCACGATGCTTCTAATAGTTATATAAGTGACACTGGAACTGGTAATTTATTTATAAAAGCATCTAATAATCTTATACTAGAAAGTGCTACAGGCGAAAACTATTTAGCTGGAGTTGCTGATGGTTCAGTAACACTTTACCACGATGCTAATCCAAAAATAGCCACCACAGCAACAGGTATTGACGTAACAGGTACAGCAGTCACAGATGGATTAACTGTAGCAGGTAACGTATCCATAGATGGTGGCACAATCAAGCTAGATGGTAATTATCCAACTGGTTCTAATAACGTAGCTTTGGGTGATTCTGCATTAGACAGCATAACCACTGGTGCAAATAATGTAGCTTTAGGTCGTGCATCTTTAGCGTCAAATACTACATCATCTAGCAATACAGCAGTTGGAGATAGTGCTTTATATACAAACACAGGAACAAGAAATACTGCTGTAGGTGCTAATGCTTTAATATTTAATACAAGTGGTAATTATAACGTAGCAGTTGGTTCACAAACATTAGTTCAAAACACCACAGCATCTAATAATACAGCAGTTGGATATGAAGCTTTAACTGCAAATACTACAGGGTCTGAAAACGTAGCAGTCGGTCAAGGTGCTTTAGATGCAAACACTACTGGAGCATCTAACACTGCTTTAGGTAGAGTGGCATTGAGTGCGGCTACTACAGCAAATGCTAACACGGCAGTAGGTGAGTCTGCTTTGCGATTTAGTACAACAGGAGCATATAATACAGCAGTAGGTAGTAGTTCTTTAGATGCAAACACAACTGGCTCTTACAATACTGCTATAGGTCAAAGTTCGTTAGGTGCAAATACCACAGCACAATATAACACTGCTGTTGGCTTTCAAACAGGTCAAGACAACACCACTGGTGAAGTAACGGCTGTTGGTTACTTTGCTATGGCGAATAACACTTCTGGCACTGGAAGCACTTCTGTAGGTCGTGCCTCTTTGGCTGAGAATACCACTGGCTCTAATAATACTGCCTTTGGAAGAAATGCACTATCTGCCAACACCACAGCCTCCAACAACACTGCTGTAGGTTATCAAGCAGGTTATAGTAATACTACAGGTGCAAGTAATAGTTTTATTGGTGTTTTCGCAGGTTATCGTAATGAAACTGGTATCAATAACACTATGCTTGGTTATGGTGCAGGTTATTCTGGTGTTGGTGCAACAGCAACTGCTAATAATACTGGTGTTGGCTATAGAGCATTAAATGCTAATGCAGGTGATTCTAATACAGCAGTGGGTTCAGATTCACTTAAATCTAATACAGCATCTAACAACACAGCATTGGGTTTACAGTCACTATATTCCAATACTACTGGTGCTCAATTAACTGCAGTAGGTAGAATAGCATTATATGCTAATACTACAGGTATTTATAATACAGCCATTGGTAGTGATGCTATGTTTACAAATACTACAGGTGGGTACAATTCGTCTATTGGTACATACTCAATGTATAGCAATAGTAGTGGTAATAGTAATAATGCTTTAGGCTATTTTGCATTATATTCAAACACTACAGCATCTGGTAACGTGGCAGTTGGTCATGAGGCTTTAAGATATAATACAACGGGTTCTAATAGTGTGGCTCTTGGTTATCAAGCTCTAACAAAAAACACTACAGCAGGTGGTAATGTTGCAGTTGGTTTTAGAGCATTAGAAGATAACACTACAGGTGGTGCTTTGGTGGCATCTGGATATCAAGCATTAGCTAATAATACGACTGGAACAAACAATAATGCTTATGGTTTTGAAGCATTAAGGTCAAATACCACTGGTAGTTACAATACAGCTACGGGTAGAGAAGCATTAGCATCAAATACCACTGCCTCCTACAGCACAGCAGTAGGATATCTGGCAGGTAGTTCTCTTACATCTACTGATGGTCGTAGTACGTTTGTTGGTTATGGTGCAGGTAAACTTTATACAACTGGTGGATTTAACACTGCTGTTGGTCAAAATGCGGGAGCTAACGGCACTACTGGTACATACAACACTTATATTGGTCGTGATTCTGGTGATTTAATTACTACTGGTTCTAAGAACACAATCATAGGTACTTACAACGGCAATGAAAATGGCTTAGACATAAGAACATCAAGCAATTACATTGTGTTATCAGATGGTGATGGTAATCCGAGAGGTATATTTGATAGCTCAGGCAACTTTATGGTGGGTAAGACTGCTTCAGCACCAGATACAGCAGGAATTGAACTCCAAAGCTCTGGGCAAATACTAATAACAAGAGCAAGTAATGTTCCTGTATATATTAATAGAGAAACAGATTTTGGTGAAATAGTAAATTTTAATATAGATAATGCTTTACACGGTAACATAGCAGTTGTAAGCCCTAATGACTTACAAATAGTAGGTTCTGGTGACCATTCTGGAATACAATTCGCATCAAGAGCTTTTCTTCCTTTACTAAGAAATAGTGGTAATACAGCAAATTCATCTGCTGATGATGCAATAGATTTAGGTTCAGGTGGTTCAAGATTTCAAGACCTCTTCCTATCAGGTGGTGTATACTTAGGTGGCACTGGTTCAGCTAATAAGCTTGATGACTATGAAGAGGGAACTTTTACCCCCTCTTTAGCAGGAGTAAGTACTTCCACAAATGCAGGTGAAGCTAACTATGTAAAAATTGGTAAGATGGTTTTTTGTCGTGGATATATCGCTTGGACAGGCTTAAATACAAGTGATGCATCTGCATTTCAGTTTGTATTACCCTTTGCGTCAGATGAATCAGATGACAATGGTCTTGGCTTGGGTGTTGCTGTACAGCTTTCTATAAACTCACGAACAACTACTGGATTTACGGGAGACTTAGCAAACATACACGGAGGCAGGGTAAGTGGGAGCACTTTTGTCTTAACTGATTCAGAATCCGATTTTGCTTATAATGAAGGTGTTGACGCTAGTGGGGAGTTTCACTTTCACATTTCATATAGAGC